GGTGGCTGAATCAGAAAATCAGCAAGGCATCATGGACTTTTTGGCAGCACGTATTGATGCACACGGCAAACACGGCTGGATGCTGAGAAGTTTCTTGAAAGACCAGCGAGCATGAGCAACGACATCCGTGATATAATAAGACGACTGGACATAGTGGAGGGTAAGTTGACTACTGCACAACAAAAGGTGCCACAACTGCCTGCACTGTTCAAACCACGGCACATTCGTGCTCTGGGTTCAAAAACAGATCCTGCTCATCCCATGGACGGATATATGGTGGGCGATAGCATAGAGCCTCGTCGCACTGCACTTGAAGAAGCCATGGCTGAGATTGAGGAAGACATGCTGAGCAAGGTCAAGCGCGACCTAACAACATATTTGGATCGATTGGAAAAGAAAGTCAGTATAAGTCGAGACCTTAAAGACAAAGCCAAGGATGCTGTAGAACGTGGCCAAGCTGAAGAAGAGATCGAAGAGTTTGCACCAGTTGGCGGAGACGACCGTGAGCCAGATGAAGAAGAAATTCTACGTCAATTAGCTGCACAATGGTGGAACGGCACAGAACAACAAATGGCCAAGGCCCAAAACACCTTGGCTGCAATGGGCTGGGAAATTGGACAAGATGAGTCTGGCGATGATGATGCCGGAGTATTTGTGATACGAGCAGGTGATGAAAATGGCAACAGTTACATGGCATTCCCACACAGTGAATTGGATCTAAACGAAGAACAAGGCAACGACTTCAACACCTACACCACAAATGCCCAAGGACAACGCCTTCAACAGTCTCCAAATCTCATGGGTGTACAACAAACAAAAAATTTAGACACTGGTGACACAACCACTGATTACAATCAAGGTCCCATGTCGGCATCTCAAACAAAAAATGCTGCTGGCGCTACCACAGCAAAAGCACAGTCGGTGGATCTTGGGGTGGCCAAGTTTGGAACAAAACAACAACAACCAAACTATGCTGCTGGCCAGCTGGCATCACCCACAGTGGCCAAGGTCAGTGTGCCAGCCGGTGATGCCACAGTCACGCAAAAATCATATGCAGGTCCTATGTTGGGCGGTGCAAGTGGACCCGGTGTTGGCAACAATGTCATAACCAAAGCTGCCCAAGTTGTGCCAAATGCAAATCCTGCCAAAAGCGCAGTGGACCCCGCAGCCGCAGCTGACGCCACAGCCACAGCCAATCAACTCAGCCAGGCAGCAGCACCTGCACTGAACAAACAACCAGGCTTACAAGAAAGATCTCACCCAGTGGAAACATTCGAAATGGCTGATGGCTCATGCTTGGAATGCTATGGCGATGATGAACAAGGCTATGAACTGCGCCGGCAAGGCAACAGCCTGCCCAGTCGTTTCAAAACACGCAAGCATGCCAAAATGGCTGTGGACCTGTTCCGTGCTAGACGAAAACAAAATCAAGACCTCAGTCAAGATTACATACAAGAAAAGTAATTAACCGATCACACCTACCTTAGGACCGTGTGGCCCGGCTGCTGGGCAAGCTGAACGATTCGCTACCGTGATGCTTGAAGTGAGCAAATTCTCGTTGACAACATCAAAATCTGTGTTATACTAGTGTTTTAGGAGTATACATGGATACCAAAACATTCAACGGCGATCAAAAGATCAAACTCACCCAAATCATCAACGAAGGCATGCAGGTCATGCATGAAATTGATACCCTGCAAGGTGGGTTGACCGACACCATCAAGGCCATTGCAGAAGAATTGGAAATCAAACCGGCTGTGTTGAAGAAAGCCATTCGTGTGGCACACAAGGCTGAATTTGGTAAGACCAAACAAGATCAAGAACTGTTGGAAACAATTCTTGAAACTGTGGGCAAGACATTATAAATATTGCTTTCAACAGCAACGAGTCGTTCACGTCACGAACATGTAGCAAGGCTATACCGGCCATAAACGGAGAACAATGAGTTATATTGACGCACTATTTGATCGTGAACACGATCGCATTCACGTGGTAGAACGCCGCGACGGCCGAAGGCAGTATCGAGAGTATCCTGCCAATTATGTGTTTTACTACGACGACCCTAGAGGCAAATTTCAGAGCATCTACGGCACGCCTGTGTCAAGATTCAGCACACGCAACAACAAAGAGTTCCGCAAGGAAGTTCGAGCACAAAGCGGGCGGCAGATCTATGAATCGGATATCAATCCCATATTCCGTTGCTTTGAAGAAAACTACAAAGACCAAGACGCACCCACACTGCACACAGCATTTTTTGACATTGAAGTTGCGTTTGATCCGGTGCGTGGATTCTCGCCTGTGACAGATCCTTTCAATGCCATCACTGCCATATCGGTATATCTGAATTGGTTGGAGCAACTGGTCACACTTGTGGTGGCACCACGCCACATGAGTGCAGAGACTGCTCGTGAGATCTGTGCGGAATTTGAAAACACTGTGTTGTGTGAGTCGGAGACAGAAATGTTGAAGATGTTCCTGGATCTCATTGATGATGCAGACATTTTGAGTGGTTGGAACTCGGAAGGCTATGACATACCTTACACAGTGAATCGTATCACACGAGTGCTCAGCAAAGACGACACCCGATGTTTTTGTTTGTGGGGGCAGTTTCCCAAGAAACGTGTGTTTGAACGCTTTGGTGCTGAAAATGAAACATACGACTTGGTGGGTCGTGTGCATATGGACTATATGCAACTGTATCGCAAGTACACTTATGAAGAGCGTCATAGTTATAGCCTGGATGCCATTGCTGAATACGAACTGGGCGAACGCAAAACACAGTTTGAAGGCACCTTGGATCAATTGTACAATCAACACTTTAAAACTTTTATTGAATACAACCGGCAAGATACCTTGTTGCTGGACAAACTGGACAAGAAATTACGCTTCTTGGAACTGGCCAGTGAACTAGCACATGCCAACACGGTGCTGTTGGCCACCACAATGGGTGCTGTGGCTGTGACTGAACAGGCCATTATCAACGAAGCACACGAACGTGGCATGGTTGTGCCCAACCGCCAACAACGACTCACTGACGAGGACACACAGGCAGCAGGTGCTTATGTGGCATATCCTCGCAAAGGATTGCATGAATGGATTGGATCTGTAGACATCAACAGTCTATACCCAAGTGCAATTCGTGCGTTGAACATGGGACCAGAAACCATCATAGGTCAATTGCGTCCCATAATGACAGACCGGTACATCCGAGACAAAATGGCCAGGGGTGATTCATTTGCGGCTGCATGGGAAGGTGTGTTTGCCAGTTTAGAATACACAGCAGTGATGGAACAGCAACGTGGCACAGAGATCACCATTGACTGGCAGAGTGGTGAAGAGACTGTACACTCAGGTGCTGAAATTTGGTATATGTTGTTTGACTCAAATCAGCCCTGGATACTCAGTGCCAACGGTACCATATTCACTTACGAAAAGAAAGGCGTTATTCCTGGCTTGCTGGAACGCTGGTATGCTGAACGTAAAGACATGCAGGCCAAGAAGAAAGATGCCAAGGATGCCAAAGAGATTGCTTTCTGGGATAAACGTCAGTTGGTTAAAAAGATTAACTTGAACAGTTTGTATGGCGCTATTCTCAATCCTGGTTGCAGATTCTTTGACAAACGCATTGGGCAAAGCACAACACTGACAGGACGTAGCATTGCCAAACACATGGACGCATACTTGAATGAGTGCATCACAGGTGAGTATGATCATGTGGGCCGGGCAGTGATTTATGGTGACACAGACTCATGCTACTTCTCAGCATGGCCTGTGCTCAAACAAGAAGTTGCCGAAGGTCGTATGGAATGGTCAAAGGAAATCTGTATTCAACTGTACGATTCAATTGCTGATCAGGTCAACGACTCATTTCCAGCATTTATGGAACGTGCGTTCCACTGCCCCAGAGACATGGGAGATTTGATCAAGGCCGGTCGTGAAACAGTGGCAGATCGTGGCTTGTTTATTACCAAGAAACGCTATGCTGTGAATGCTATTGACATTGAAAACAAACGACTGGATGTGAACGGTGCCATTGGCAAGACCAAGGCCACTGGCTTGGACTTGAAGCGCAGTGACACCCCCAAGGTTATTCAAGACTTCTTGTTAGAAATTCTAAATCGAGTGCTGGCTGGTGCTGGTCGTGATGAAATCATTGAACGTGTGCGTGAGTTCAAGTATGAGTTCAAAGAGCGACCAGGCTGGGAAAAGGGCTCACCCAAACGTGTGAACAACTTGACCAAGTATGGCAAGGAAGAAGAACGCCTGGGCAAAGCCAACATGCCCGGGCATGTACGTGCGGCCTTGAACTGGAACAACTTGCGCAGAATGAACTCGGACAACTACAGCATGCAAATCGTCGATGGAATGAAGACCATTGTGTGCAAGCTGAGAAGCAATGCTCTAGGCTGGACATCAATTGGTTATCCCACAGACGAAATGCACCTGCCACAGTGGTTCAAGGAATTGCCTTTTGACAACACAGAAATGGAAGCCACTGTGGTAGATCAAAAGATTGACAACTTGTTGGGTGTACTGGATTGGGACCTGGCTGCTGCCACCAACACAGAAAACACATTTACTGCACTATTCTCATTCGAATGAAACTCAGCGATTTAATATCTTATTTGAATCTTTTGGAACAGCCGGATTATACACCTGAGTATGGTCAGGCTGTTAGACAACTACAGTCATTGAGTATGTCTGTTGCACGGGCTCATGTGCAACTTGATTCATTCACGGCTGACATGGAATTCAATGTCAGTGCTGTGATCAATGCCTTTGACAATGTGCAAGCCACACTGGATGCACTCAAGTCGCGGCTGCGTGAACTCATAGAACAAAAAGAACCCAAACAATACAAGGCCAGTACATTGTTGTACGAGCAAGGCATGTTGAATGAATCCCCAGAGTACATTTTTGAACGTAAGCTAGGTATCGATGATCAAAGCAACATCTTGCTTCGTAGCAGGCTGCGCAACTACAGTGACTGGAGATTGCCTGGCATGATCATACGCCCAGGCCCAGAAACGTTCATCGAAGATTTAGTACCGTTGGATCCACTGTATCTGGTGGATCAACACCAAGCACTGTTGGACCCAGCCATCTCAGCATTTACTTTGGAATATCAAAGACGTCTACGTCCATACGTGATTGATGATCGAAGAGACGGCATGCCATTGTGGCAGTTGCCTAGTGAGCAATTTGGGATGATTTTTGCTTATAATTATTTTAACTATCGACCCATTGAAGTTATAAAACGTTATCTTGCTGATGTGTATTCCAAACTGCGGCCCGGTGGCGTGTTTATATTCACATTCAATGACTGTGATCGAGGCCACGGAGCCGCACTCAGCGAAAAATTCTTCATGTGCTACACTCCGGGTCATGCTGTTGCTGCCGCGGCAGAACGTGAAGGCTACGAGATCATGAATCTACATCATGGACATGGTGATTTGTCTTGGTTTGAATTGAAAAAACCTGGATCCATCCAAAGCATTCGCGGCGGGCAGAGCCTGGCCAAAATAGTTGCGCCACAGTAAAAAAATCTATATAATACACAAATTAAGGAGTAATAAATGAAAGACTATCTCAAAGACTTGGTAGAGCACACACATGATCTAGGCTGTATTGACCTGATCAAAATCACAGGAGATGCCAAAACTACAAACATTGTGGGCGTGGCAGAAAACTTATCTGTGGTGCTGGAAGGTACTTTTCACAAGCCTATTGCAGAATTTGCACACACTTTTGGCATGCCTAATTTAAGCAAGATCAAAATCTTGTTGAACTTGCCCGAATACAAAGAGAATGCAAAATTGTCCATTGCCACCAAAAGTGATGGTACACCAGAAT